AGTGTATGGACTTGTGTTAATACAGCCACATATATCAAACCAGGACAACAAACAACTAGTTATATTAGATATGGTATTGGTATTGATATGGCTAAAGAAGTTTTTACTATGGGAGTCGATCTTGGAATCATTGAGCGCGGTGGTGCATGGTATACGTTTCATATGTTTGAAGGTGCTAAAGCACAAGGAGAAGAAAAGGCATGTGAATTGATTAGAGGAATACCAAATGGTGTTGAAATAATATATTCTAAAATAAGAGAAATGTTAGGAATGGTATGAAAATTAAAGACCTCGACGGAAATCAACATATTTGGAGTTTAAAAGGATATGGTATCGGTGCTGGAATATGTAGTCTTGTCCCAGAACATAAATCATCATTACATTTAGCAGCAAGAAAACTATTACAAGAATTATATCCAACCCTAATTATTCTTGAAGAAGTTCCTATTCGTATTCATCGTAATGAGAATTTATATTTAGATTTTTATTTACCATTAAGGAAGATGGCGATTGAGGTTAATGGTGAGCAGCACTTCAAATATATTCCCCATTTTCATCACACACTAAATGCCTATATGAAGTCCCGTAAGCGAGATGAAGATAAAAAAACTTGGTGTGATATAAATAATATTACTTTAATAGAATTTCCCTATAATGAAAGTGTAGATGAATGGAAGAACAAACTACAATAAGCGCAAAAGACAAATTATTTAAAATAGATACTATTCTTGATGAATATGAAAAAAGTGTTGGTCTTCCCGCCTGTAAATCTCCTGGTACGGAAGATGAATTAAACAAATATTTTTTAATGAATAGAAAAGAGATAGAGTCTTTAACACCAGAAGATTGTTCTGAAATCAGTGTACGTTTAATGCAGTTTGGATTTTATTTACAAAGATTATGTAATAGGGAAAAAAGTAGAATAATTTGGGTAAAACAAAAACTGATTGAATATATAGCTAAACAATTAAATTCATACGATAAATTTACTAAATACGACATAAAAGTAGCTCTTATAATAAAAGAAGATAATTATGCTTATGACCTACAACAAATTTTAACATATGCAGAACAACGATTTACTAGATTAGAATTATTATCCTTAAATATTAAAAATTTATCTGATGTAATTTCTAGTGTTAAAATCTCAAAAATCTATATGATTAAATAATAATTGGTGTATAATACTTAGTTATAATGTTTCTAAAAACACCAAACTACAGGAATGAAAATGAGTAAATTTTTTACACAAAAACACGCAAAATCAAAAGACCCAATTAATGGACCATTTTTAATTGGTAAATATATTAATAGTAGTACAAAAGTAGAATACAAATGTAAATGTGGTAAAATTTTTCAATGTAAACCAAATAGAATATGGACAAAAAATGTAAAATCGTGTGGGCATTGTAATGACCCACAAATAGGACAAATTTTTAGTAGATTAACCGTTGAAAAAGTATATCCATCAACAAGACATGGTTGTAGGGTAAAATGTAGTTGTAGCTGTATTAAAGGTGATACTATATTTAAAGGAAACGGATATTGGATAGGAAGTCTTCATAGATTATTAAATGGTGTAACAAAATCGTGTGGGTGTTTATCAAAAGAATCTTCTCAAAAAAATGGTAAAAATCTAGAATCTCATAAAAAAGCATCTAAAAAATTATGGACTGGGACAAAAGATATATCTGGTAGACATATATACACTATAAAAAACAATGCTAAAAAAAGAAACATAGAATTTATACTATCAAAAGAATATTTACAAGAATTATTAGAAAAACAAAATTATATGTGTGCTTTAACTGGTTTATCTATCAAATGTGGTCGTTCTCCAGATAAAAATTATTCAACATACGAAGAACAAACCGCATCATTAGATAGAATTGATTCATCAAAAGGTTATATTAAAGACAATGTACAATGGATACATAAAGATATTAATAAAATAAAACAAAATTTTTCAGAAAAACAATTAATTGATTATTGTAGACTAATATTAAATTATTATGATAAAAGGATATAATTATGTTAGAAGCACAAGACCTGGAAATGATTAAACAGATGATAGTGGAAAGTGTATCTGCTGCTGTTAAACCGCCAACCAAAAGAAAATATACCAAGAAAAAATTATCAAGTAAAACCGCAAAAAAACTTGACAAACCCCCTAAGCGTGTTATAATGGAAGAAGCTGTTCCTGCCCCAGGTCAGCCACGAATTCGTAAGGTTGGTCGAATAATGAATCAAACTCAGGAAGTTCGTGGAAAACATGGTAAACAATGTAGGACTGAATCATTTCAACCTATTGAAAATCGCCCAAATAATTTTCTAAAAACAGCAGAAGCAAAAATGTTTAAAAATGATAGTGCTATTGATAAAAAATTATGGGGTAAAAATCAACCAGTTCCAAGAAGAAGCGAAACTGAGTTATGGGAAGTTGATTGTCAAGTATGCCATAGACCAACTGTAGTTAGTCCATCTATGGTGATGGAAGATCCTGATACACATGAAATAATTTTTACGTGTGACCACTGTATAAGGAGATGAAATGTCAATAATATTATCTGATCCCCCATCTGAACGTGCTGTATTAGCAGGAATTTGCCATTATGGTGCTGATGCATATTATGATGTAGCTGATATGCTTTCAGAAAATACCTTTAATACAGAACCTAATGGTCTAATCTATCGTTGTCTAAGTAAGATTCTAAAAGAAGACGATATGGCAAAAATAGATGTAGCCTTAATACAGTCAACAGCACACGAATTAGGAGTGTCATATCTATTAGCTAAAAAAGAAGAAATTCAACACCTGCAAGCTATAATAAACTTTCCTATAGAATTATCTAATGTAAGAAAATTTGCCGCTAAAATTAGAAAATTGGAAATTGCTAAACTTCTACATGGTCAATTAGAAGGATGTCAACAAAAACTTTTAGAAATTAAGGGCGATGAAAAGATTGCCCAAATATTAGGAATTGCCGAAGATACTATTTTTAATTTTACCTCTTTACTTAATGACCAATCAGAATCACCTGTAAATATGGGTACTGAGGCAGAAAGTAGATTAAGAGAACTTGCTGATAATCCTGTAACACAAATGGGGATTCCAACAGGATTTAAAATATATGATATGTGTATTGGTGGAGGTTTAAGAGATGCTACCATTAATGTTATTGGGGCACGACCTAAAATAGGAAAAACTTTATTAGCTGATAATATTGGTCTATATATAGCAGAACAGTTTAAAATTCCTGTTCTAAATATGGACACTGAAATGATTAAGGAAGATCATGAATGTCGTATATTAGCTAATATGTCTGATGTACCAATCGAAGATATAGAAACTGGACAATTTGGTAAATATCCTAATATTAAAATAAAAGTATTAGAAAATGCCAAAAAATTAACCACTATTCCATACTATCATAAAAGTATAGCTGGTAAACCATTTGAAGAACAATTAGCATTAATGCGACGTTGGATAGCTAAAGATGTTGGTTTAAACCCAGATGGTTCAGCAAAGAAATGTGTAATAATTTATGATTATTTAAAGTTAATGGATACCGCTGGATTAGATAATTTGGCGGAATTTCAACTTTTAGGTTTTATGATGAGTACTCTGCATAATTTCATGGTTCGTTATAAGGTTCCATGTCTTGCGTTCATGCAACTTAATCGTGATGGTATTACTAAAGAAGGAACTGATACTGCCTCTGGAAGTGATAGAATTGTATGGTTATGTTCCAATTTTACTATTTATAAAAAGAAATCTGATGAAGAAATTGCAGAAGATGGCATTAAAAATGGTAATCGTAAACTAGTCCCAATTGTAGCTCGTCATGGTTGTGGACTAGATGATGGTGATTATATTAATTGTCATATGTTTGGAAAATTTGGTAGAATTAAAGAAGGTAAAACTAAATTAGAATTATCAGCCCATAAAGATGCTGATGATGGTTTTGTAACAGAAGGTGAAGATGAAAACGATATCCCATTCGACTCAGATTAATCAACAACAACTTAATGCCCTAAGTATTAAGATAATGGAGCGTTTTGAAGAAATTCAAGAATGTCTTCATATTAATCTACAGAAAACAAACAGGATGTGGGTTGGTCCCTGTCCAATACATGGGGGTGATAAAGGTAATGCGTTAAATATTTATCATACTGGTGAATCATACGTTGGAAACTGGAAATGTAGAACTAACCAATGTGAAAAGTCTTTTATTGGATCAATAATAGGTTTTATAAGGGGCACACTTTCACATTTAAAATATGAATGGAGTGGTCCCGGTGATAAAACAGCCACTTTCCAAGAAACCCTTGATTTCATATCTAGGTGTTTAAATGAAGATTATACAAATATTGATATAGATTTTGCGGCATTAGAAAAGTCAAAATTTATTCGTGAAGTTGCCCTATTAAATCGTGGTTCTCGTAAAATAACAAATGGAATAACACGTTCTCAATTTCGTGATAGTCTTTTAATTCCTGCTAAATATTTCATAAACCGTGGATTTCACCAAGATATACTAGATAAATATGATGTAGGACTATGTGCCGATCCTAAAGATATTAATCATTTTAATAGAATAGTAGTACCAATTTATGATGATAAACATAACTATATTATAGCGGATACAAGTCGTAGTATTTATGAGAAGTGTGATAAATGTGGAACATGGCATAATCCAAAAATCTTTTGTCCACGAGAAGAAAATACCTATAAGTATGCAAAATGGAAACATACTTACGGTTTTAAAAAAGAGGAATATTTTTATAACTATTGGTTTGCTAAAGAACATATTCAACAAAATAAAGTAGCTATTTTAACTGAAAGCCCTGGAAACATTTGGCGTTTAGAAGAAGCTGGTATTCCAGTAGGATTAGCTACTTTTGGAGCATCTTTTAGTGATGGTCAACAACACCTACTTAGTAGTTCTGGTGCTATGACAATAATAATTGCTATGGATAATGATGATGCTGGACAAAAATGTGCCGTAGAAGTTGACAAAGCGTGTTCAAACACCTATAATATATATAACTTTGTTCCCACGAAAAACGACCTGGGAGATATGAGCGTTCAAGAAATTAGAGATACTATTTTACCATTATATTTATCCTGCGTAAAACACTGGAAATAAACATGATTGTTCTATTAAGTAAAGATAAGTCACTGATTAAACGAATAAAAAGTATAGAAAATGTCAAATTAGTTAATAATTTATTTGAATGTCAAGAATTTCTTAATATTCCCGATATGGAATGTGATCTTTTGGTTCTTGATTATAAATTAATAGATATATATTATGAAGAACTTTTTAATTGGATTATTGATAAAAATCTATTTATAAAAGCTATTATAATATATTATACAACATCAAATTATGAAGATACAAAACAAATGTTTTATAAAGAAGAACAGAAATTAAAAGATGCTAATTATCCTACCAATATTGTAAGTATAGACGATTTAATGAAAGCAATGAGGAATTTATAATGTCACAACAAATTATAGCAATTTCTGGACGCAAACAGTCTGGAAAAAATACTAGTATTAATTTCATAGTTGGTCTACATATGGTAGCCATTGGATTAATTCGAGAAAATTTTACCATTACAAATAAGGGCGAATTGTGGATTTCCGACATTAATGGAGATAAAGATTTTGAAGGAATATTCGATATTATGCGCGGTACACCAGCTATGGAAGTGTTCTTGTCGGATAATCTAGATCAATTTTTAAAGGTTTATAGTTTTGCCGATCTTCTTAAAACTGAAGTTTGTATGAAGATTTTGGGATTAACATATGGACAATGTTATGGGACTGATGAACAAAAGAACTCGCCCACACATTTGAAGTGGGAGGATATGCCAGATAATAATCCTTTAGATAAATTTGGACCTATGACAGCCCGCGAAGTTCTTCAATATGTCGGCTCAAACATCTTCCGAAAAATGTATAATGATGTATGGGTTGATGCTACTATGCGCAAAATTAAGGGCGAAGGTTCAGCGTGTGCTTTAATATGTGACTGTCGTTTCCCTAATGAGGTTGAGAGTACACAAAAAGCTGGTGGTAAAGTAATAAGATTTACTCGTTGTCCTCATCCAGAAGATACACATATTAGTGAAACCGCCCTAGATAAAGAAAACTTCAACTGGTCTAAATTTGATGCTATTATTGGTAATGAAAACATGTCGATAGCATTACAAAATGATGCGGTATATAATCAATTAAAGACATGGGGCTATCTTCCTATAGAACTGGATATAAATCGTGAGTAAGCCAGGACCAAGAGAATTATTTGAATCGAAACCAATGACGGTTGACGAATTTGTAACTCAAACTAAAGTAGCATTGGATACTTTTTCCGTCAATATGAAACACCTTTTAGCACCAAACTTCACCGATTTTGAATGGTTTTATATGTTTGGTTATTGGAATGAGGCGTTAGAATTTATTGATGAATATCCAGAACATTCCTTAAAAAATAAATAATAATTTTGTGAACAAAAAGACCTCTTTATGCCTATAATATGATAGGAGGTTCCATTATGATAAAAAACAAACCTAAAGATTTGCTAACCAAAGAATATTTAATAGAAAACTTTGTTAATAAAAAAAAATCTATTAGAGATATTAAATATGAATTAGGATTACATTCTACTAATTCTGTTACTCAGTTTCTTAATAAATTCGGTATAACAAGACCGAACATAAGAGATAGAAGCCATATCACTAAAGATATATTATATAACAAATATATTATAGAGAATAAAAGTTTAAAAACTATTGCTAAAGAATTTGGATTAAGTAATAAAAATACCATTAAACGATTATTAATTAAACATAATATTACATTGCGAACTAGAAGTTATAAAACATCTGCTATTAAAAAAGCATGGACTAAAAAACGAACAGGGTACGAAGAAATTAATGGTCGATATTGGTATAGTATCGTTCATAGTGCTAAATTACGAAATTTAGAATTTAATATTACTATACAAGACGCTTGGCAATTATATCTTTATCAAAATAAACAATGTGCTCAATCTGGTGTTGATATTGTATTTAAAAATATTGGCAATAATCAAAACGAACAAACCGCATCTTTAGATCGTATTGATTCGTCTAAAGGATATACCATAGATAATATTCAATGGGTTCATAAGACTATTAATAGAATGAAAACAAATTTATCTGTCACAGAATTTCACCAATGGTGCAAATTAGTTATAGAACATAAGGAGAAACACATATTATAATTACATACATACGTAGTTCCTCATACAGTGCTCACGAAATGTGCGAACAACTATATTTTGCGGAATATATATTGGGACTAAAAG